TTATGCTTTGCAGCTTTTTCGAGTTTTGCTTGAGGTATTTTCTTACCCATCGGAACATGCAATTCTTCATGAAGAGCACCAGGGTGTTTGATTGCTTTTTGAATCCATTTCTTTGCCATGTTATTCGCCTACTTCACTACGCTCATCTCTGAAACCTAAAGATTCCATGAAACGATTAGGGTTAAACATTTTGTGAATTGGTTTTTCTGAAAGATTTGCTATGCAATACTCATCTTCTTGCATCATACGACTATCCATAACCTGTTGTTTTAATCGTGGGTCGATTTGACGGTAGAAAGAACCTGCAAGAGTTTCCATAACCTTAGGATGTTCAGAACGTTTCAGTTTGGATCGCATATGTTTTACGCGAGGTGTTCCATTTGCCATATTATTCCTAATATATTTCCAAGTGTAAATTATGAGTTTACACTTGGAGTAATTTACTTAACGCGAGATGTTTCTTGTGATAGAAGCATCTTATTTATCCATTGCTGGCGCGCATTACGCTTAAAGCTCAAATTAGGTGGTGTGCCTAAAATACCAAATGCTACCTTTGTGCCTTTTTTATTTTGGCGCGGTACAGCTGGCATGTTACCACTTCTTCGGAACGTTATGACGTTTAGCTTCACCTTCATCCATTCTTTGCTGCTTGTTGATTCCAGAAATAGTGTCATCGATATTTGAATCGAAACCTGTGAAATCATTACCCCAAGGTCGGTATTTAACATCTTGAGGCATGTTAGCTACAGCTGATTTATCATCATGTAACATTCCAGCATCACTCATTTCCATTTTTCGACGCATTTTTTCGCCTGAATATTCACCGTCGTAATGTCTTTTTTTAGCCATGATGGCTCCTTCGATAGCAACTGCGGGCTTTAACCCACAAAGTAATACTTCTAACTATCTACACACACTGTATAGAATCACCCAAAGTCTACGAATTAGGTTGGAGTTTCGCAACTTCCTTTTCACCTAAATTTTCAGAAGATCTAATCTCTGATTCTTTCAATGCATGTGACATATTTAATAAGCGCTCAATATGACCTAAATCCATATCTTCAAGCTCTTTAAGAGCCTTAATCTTATCAAGCATAGCACGCTCATCATCAGAATTCGCCTCATGAAGCTTCTGAATAGCCAACGCTCTATTCTCATCAACACGTGAAGTACGTTCAGCAAATAGACCAAGATCAGCCTTAGCTCGAGCTTGCGCCAATTCAATCTGAGCTTGCTGTAACTGCATAGCCATTTCAGCTTGTTGTTGTTGCATTTGAGATTGCGCCTGTTCAGCTTTCGTAAGATTATCAATAATACGCTGTTTATTTTGTAATGTTGCTGCTTCCAATAGATCTTCAGGAGATATAGGAACACCCATTTCTTTAAGTTGTAACATTTGTGCAAATTGCATTTGCTTCTGAGTAGAAGTATTTAAACCCTCTTCAACATTGGCATGATACTTACCAAAGTCTTTATTGTAAAACTGCTGAGTTGGTTCTTCACCTTCAAGAATCTTTTTGATTTTTCCTGGTGTAAAGTTTGCTTGAATGATATCAATCTCAAGCTTACCTAATAGTTGCATAGCTCTATCAAGTTGATCGAAAAGAACCTGAAGCGTAGTTAGACCGGCACCCTGTCTTAACATGCTCAATACGCCCGCCTTATCATCCGATGCGCTACCGAGAAGTTCTTCATTTACTCCCGAAATCTCGGAAACTTCTTTAGCTAAAAGCTCTGAAAGTTGAATCATTGATGGTGGTATTTGTGGAGCTTGTATCTGTTGTACATCAGCCATTGAAGCATCAGTCTTTAAGGCTAAACCTCGTCCTTGTCCAGATAAGAACACATCTGCTGGATTAACCAAAGCGTTTTCTTTATAAATCCAACCTGAGTTAATCTGAGACTCTAGAATGTCGAGTTCAATAACACGACGACGATTGTACAAATACTGAGCATCCCTAAGACCCAAACTGTTACTTTTATGACCATATTTCTATGGCGGGGAAGTTCTTCGACATTCCCTCACGGATTTCATATATATTCCGTGTTCAGACTATCGCATCCTCTTTCGAGGTCTTCTCACTTAGTCGTTCACGCTGCACGCTATAAAGCTGCTTGCGCCCTGTCACCCCATAGGGCTTCCAAGTCAATCAGAAAAGATTTAACGTCCGCAGCTATTTTACGGACAACACCTTGAATACGCCAAGGAAAATAAGGCATTTGAGGAGCGTAATAAGCCAATACAGGCACAAAAGGGTAACTATCAATACCCATAGGGTTAGGTCCATCATACATCACCTTGCCTTGTACAACGATTGCCATACGAACCGTTGGTATTTCTTGTTCAATTACAGTAACAGATGGATAGGTAGTTAAGAATTCTTCAAGACGTTCATCTTCCTCATTCTTCCATTCCATCGTCTCACCAGTTTCAGAATCAACAAGCATCTTTTGCGTACGATAATCACGGTAATAGAACTCATCATATGTCAGTAGATTCTTCATACCGTAGTTATAAGACTCTGGCATAAACTGGAACTTTCCATCACGACCCGTTCCTGAGTCTAATCCTATAAGTCCAAGTATCTCATCTGTCTTATCGGGGAGCAGAGAAACACATTCACGCTTAGTCAGAAATGATCTTTTCCATATAGCGTTACAATCTGAAAGATCGGTTTTTCTGAAATAAGGGTCTATAAGAAAGGAATTATACGAACAATTATCCACTTTGATATTTCCAGAAACTGGATCTGACCTGTAATCCACCCAAATCTGAAGTAGATTCATACCAGTAACTAAAGCACCATGAAATGCTTCAGATATAGTTTCAAGAACACCTTCTTGTTTATTGACCCACATTAATATCTTTGTGAATTGATCTGTTGTCGTATCATCGGCATTTTCTACACCAACACAGATGATCGATTTACGATTACGTCGTTGATGACCAGAAATCATATTGATGACGCGACGTATCCTGTTAAAATTAAATGATCGCTTACGGTTAGCAGGTAAGTTGCCATACAGATCATTCCATAAAGTCTGATCTCCTGATTCGAATCTTGTATCAGTATCCGCTTCACCCCAAAAAGACTGATTACATTTTTCTGTTACTTTAATGACTCTTTAATTTTCAAATAGAAATAAAGAGCGGGTAAACCTCTTCGGATTCACCTCTCCAAGTTTCCTTTGGAGTTCAGACTTTCGCATACTCTTTCGAGCCCCTCTCGTTAAGTCGTTCACGGTGCTTACGCTTCCGCCCTGTCACCATAGTTTCCCTTAGGCTTCCAAGTCAATTAGAGTGGGTTTTAATACGACTAACCTTTTATCGTAATACTTTGAGCATAGAACGCTTCCATCCTAGCCAATACGTCCTGGTGCTTCTCATCATAATATTGTGGTCCTAATTGTGGAAATAAAATGATACACCTCCGTTATTTAGTAGTGTGTACTGAGGGAACAACATAAGCTACTCCTTGTATTTTAAACTATTCCTCCTATTGTTAGCCTGTTCTTTAACAGTTGACCACTTACAATTAGAAGGCTCATAGTTCCCATTGTTATCTATTCTATCTATGGACAATCCTACTGGTTTTTCACCCATATCCGCAACAAAGTTATCAAAAATAAGCCAATCAGGACAAACTTTTATTCCACGAGCTCCATAATTCTTATAATTACAATTATTTCGATCATAGCATCGACGTATCATCTGATCATATATTTTATGAATACCATTTCTTCGCAACGCATCCGATTTACCATGAGCTAGTTTATTACCACAAGTAATACAACCCTTACTTTTACCAGACTTTAACATTCCCCCGGGAACATCCGTTGATTTACCACAAACACAAAGACATCGATAATACCATTCTTTGCGATCCTTTATATAAACCTTTTCACCAACTGACCATGTACCAATTATAGAACCTGTAAGGCTAGAACCCCTAAAGCAATCATTACATTGTTTTGATTTTTCTTGCTGAATAGCATATAGACGTTTTTCTTTTATAACCCCACAAACGCATTGACATCGCATGATATGGCAACCCCATTTATCATACTTTAAATCTTCTAAAATAGTCCAACTATTATACTTAGTACCAATCATGAATAATCCCTTCTAATCATGATATAATGATACCACACTCACCCCATTAACTCAACTCTTATGAGCTGTAAATGCTATAGAAAATCTTTTTGCATACTTACGATGACATTGCAAACATTTAGTTGGATTAGAGCCAGCTATAAACACCGCCTTCGGTAGATTCTTTATCTTTCCACAATCACATTGTGTTGTAACAATATAAGTCCCTCTATCATCTTTTTCTCGTTTATCTTCAAGTATAATTAATTGACCGTATCTATTTCCTGCAATATTCATCTACTCTCCTCAAATAAATTGAACTTCATCGCAATAGCTATAAACTAAAAGAGATTTGCATGATGTTTATACAATCACGTTTCTAAGACGCACAGTGTATAGATATTATGCAAATCACCATCCTCCACCTCCTGCTGGCCCATTAAAGAATCCTTGACTTGCACCCATACCATCACCAGCATATCCTTGAGCTTTGCGATAACGATTCTCAAGTTCTTCTGGCGATGTTTGCGAATCTTGAGATCGACTTAAAGATAAAACAAGATACCGAAACGCATCAGCGTAATGCGAGTTCAAATCATGTAGTGGCTTTTCTCTATATACTTTACGCTTTTCATCAAACTCCTGCCGATAATTTTCAAGAGCTTTAATCAACGGTTTACATCGATCTTCATCAAACCACATTTTAGGCAATGAAGAACGCACCGCTTCAATCCCATCTTCAATAGATAACATAGGTAATCCAGATTTTGTTCCCGCTTCTCTCGTCTCAAATTTAAGGCCTAATTGTTTAGCCTTCTCAAGTCGAGTTAAACCAGAACCAAACTCTTTGACTGCGATATCATGTGGCGCCCAATGTTTATCGTATTGATATGGCTTATCCATAACGACGTTAACGTAATGTTCGAGACCCTCTTTGTTCTTTTCATAACAATCGATGATATGAATAACTTTTCCAATTATCTGAAAGAAAATGATACAAGTTGAATCTCTCACACCAATATCCCATGCCGTATGAACTCTAAACTGGGGCTCCCACGGAACTTTTCCAATCTGTCTGTTAAGCCTTAAACGATCAATATACTTAGCGTAATAAGATCCTTCAGCACCTTGATCGAATGAGCAGTAATATTCTTGCTGCACTAAGTCAGGGCTCACCAGCCCATCATTGATATCTTGTTGAATAATCTCTATCGGAATATGTTTCGTATCTGCAAGGCTGAGCTTTTGACAAAACCATTCAGGTGAATACATGGCGATGTTATAAAGATTCCACAGTTCATTCTTACCACGCGGTGTTGATACGATAATAAGTGAACCTCCATTGTTGTTGATAATTGGCAATACAAACTTAAACGCATCTGAGTCAGCTAAAGCAAACTCGCTAAAGATAACCATTCTTGGGTTCGTACCAACAAGAGCTGTATCATAACTATCACTTCCGAT